CATGGTGAAGCAGACCCATTAGTGGAGTTCGCTGACCAATTGAAATCGACTGGTGATAGAAACGATTGGAATCTTTCAAAACAACTTACTCCGAAAATGAGAACTTATGTTCCTGTTATCGTTAGAGGTGAGGAATCTGAAGGAATCAAATTTTGGGGATTTGGTAAAACTGTTTATCAAGAACTATTGGCTTTCTTCGCAGACCCAGATTATGGTGATTTAACAGACCCAACAAGTGGTAGAGATATTACTGTTGAGTTTAAAACTGCTAAAGAGTTAGGAAAAAACTATCCTGAAACTTATATCAGAGTTAAACCAAATCAAACTCCAATTACAGAAGATAAAAACGTTTTAGAATCTGTAAAAGACCAAATTGAATTACCAGGTATGTTTAAGAAATATACTTATGATGATATGAAAGGTTTATTGGAAACTTGGATGGAAACTGGTTCAGTTGGTGAAGATAATAAGGAAGAGGAAACTCAACCAACTCAAACATCAACTGCAGAACCTGTATCTGCAACTAATTCCAAAACTTCAGATGTAAAAGATGCATTTGATGATTTATTCAATAATTAAAATAAGTTATAAATGGCTAAAACAAATCGAGATGAATTATCATCGATTTTAGCTGATAACCTAAACAAAAAGTTCAAAGGACAAGCGAAAGTTGCTTATTTCTTAGATGGCTCCGAACAGACACCCACCGATTTAACAGAGTGGGTGTCAACTGGAGATGATATGTTAGATTTAGCAATATCGAATCGACCAAATGGTGGATTTCCCGTTGGACGAATTGTAGAGGTTACTGGTTTAGAAGCGAGTGGTAAATCTCTGTTAGCGGCACATACATTAGCAAATACCCAAAAGAAGGGTGGAATGGCAGTGTATATCGATACAGAGAACGCAATCAATCAAGAATTCTTAGAAGCATTAGGTGTTGATACCAAAAAGTTACTTTATGTACCTTTAGAAGCGGTAGAAGATATCTTTGATGCAATGGATTCAATAATTGAATCAATTAGAAAAACTAATAAAGATAGATTGGTAACTATAGTAGTTGATTCCGTTGCGGCGGCCACTACTAAAGTAGAAATGTCCGCTGATTATGACCAGGCGGGTTATGCTACTCAAAAAGCAATCATTATCTCAAAAGCGATGAGAAAGATTACAAATCTTATTGGTAGAGAGAGAATATTGGTTGTATTTACAAATCAACTTAGAGTTAGATTAGGAGTATCCTTTGGAGACCCTTATACTACATCAGGTGGGAAAGCATTAGGTTTTCATGCAAGTTGTAGATTAAGAATGAAACAAATGGGTAAACTTAACTCTAAAGTAGGTGGTGTTGACCAAACTGTTGGTATTAAAACCAGAGTACAGGTTATAAAGAACAGAATGGGCCCACCATTAAGAGCAGTTGATTTTGAAATCTACTTTGATAGAGGTATTGATAGATATGGTTCGTGGTTGAACACTATGAAAACATATAAGTTGATACAGATAAGTGGAGCTTGGTATACTTGGGTTGATGAATCAACAGGTGAAGAAATCAAATTTCAAGCAAAAGGTTTCACAAAAATCTTAGAAGATAGACCAGAGATAAAAGAACAAATGTATAAACAAATCTGTGATGCGTATATCTTAGGGTATAAAGAAGCAACTGAAAACGCAAATACAGATACAACTGAATTGAATGATAGTCACGAAATCTAATTACAAAGAAATGTTTAATAACTTATCAGAAACACCTACAAAAGATGTTAATGATAAAGTAATGATTGTAGATGGGTTGAATTTGTTCATCAGATGTTTTGGTGCAGTTCCAACTCTGAATGACGATGGAGAACACGTTGGGGGGATAACAGGATGTCTGTTATCTCTCGGTGCTCTTATCCGTAAAAATAAACCAACTAGAGTGTTGGTAGTTTTTGATGGTAAGGGTGGTTCGACACGTAGAAAGAAAATGTATAAAGGTTATAAAGAAGGTAGAACAGGATTAACTAAAGTTAATAGGTTAGTTGGGTACGAAGATTTAGAGGACCAAGCAGAATCTATGAAACGTAACTTTAATGGATTAATTAAATATTTAGAGTTCTTACCTGTTGATTTATGTTACATTGATTATATCGAAGCAGATGATATTATGGCATATGCTGCCAGACACATATTTAAGAAAGAAGTTTTGATAATTTCCTCTGATAAAGATTTCTTACAATTAGTTGATGATAGAATTTCAGTATATCTTCCAACTAAAAAGAAGATGATGTATAAAGATGATGTAAAAGAGTTATATGGAGTTCCTTCAAAAAATTTAGTATATTACAGAATCTTTGATGGTGATAAATCCGATAATATTCCTGGCGTAAAGGGAATTGGGCCTAAAACACTAATAAACAAATTAGATTTCTTACAATCAGATGGATTAACATTAGATACCTTATTAGAAAGGGTATCTCAATTGGATGATGAGAAGTTAAAAACCAAAATATTAGATAATACTGATACTCTTAAATTAAATTATGATTTAATGCAGTTATCAGAACCAATAATAGGTTCATCTATTACTTCAAATGTAAGAGCTATAATAGAATCACCAATTAATCAACTAAACTCATTCCAATTCAAAAAAGAATTTATGGTTGATAAATTATATACCGCGTTTAAGAATGTAGAAACATGGTTGGTAAACACTTGGGGTGATTTGGATAAATATTCAAAACAAACTAAGAAATAATTTGGTAGTTACAATAATAATTCGTATATTAGTACAATATGGATAAATTCGGAAATAAATTCGGCACATCGTTTCAGATAAAGATAATCTCATCTCTATTATCAGATAAGATTTTCTTACAACAGATGTATGATATACTTAAACCTGAGATGTTTGATTCTGAGGCAAATGAGTGGTTAGTAAATCAAACATTACAACATTTTGATAACTTTTCACAACTACCTACATTAGATGTGTTTAAAAACGAAGTTGCAAAGGTTGAGAGGGATGTTCTAAAACAATCTATAGTAGATAACCTAAAACAAGTTTGGAACGGTTTAGAATCAGATGATTTAGAATACGTTAAAGAGAAATCATTAGAGTTTTGTAAAAATCAAACTTTTAAAAATGCAATCTTAGAATCAGTAGATTTACTAAGTGATGGTAAATTCGATATAATTAAATCGAAGATTGATGATGCGATGAAAGCGGGACAAGATACTGATATTGGACATGAGTACAAAGAAAACATTATTGAAAGATACGAATCTACAGTTAGGAACGTAATCCCTTGTGGTTGGGATGCAATTGATGAATTAGTAGATGGTGGGTTTGGTAAAGGTGAATTAATTATGTTCGCCGCTCCTCCTGGTATTGGTAAATCTTGGGCGTTAGTTAATGTTGGAATGGCAGCCGCTAAATTAGGTAAAACTGTAGTTCATTATACATTAGAACTTAACGAAGGATATGTTGGACAGAGATACGATTCAGTATTAACTGGAATACCTGTACCCAAACTTAAATTTGAGATAGATGAAGTTAGAAAACAAGTTGAAGGTTTAAGTGGTGATATCGTTGTAAAACATTGGCCAACTAAATCTGCAGGATTGAATACTATGAGAGCATCTTTAGATAAATTAAAGTTACAAGGTAAAACACCTGATATTATCATATGTGATTACGCTGATTTGTTAAAGGGTAATAGTAGAAAAGAAAGACACGAAGAATTAGAAGAGATTGTTGAGGGGTTGAGGGGTATTGCAGGTGAATACGAAGTTCCATTATTTACAGCATCTCAAATTAATCGTAGTGGTGCAGATAATGATGTTATTACTGGTACTTCAATAGCTGGTTCATTCTCAAAAATGATGACTGCAGATTTTGTAGTATCATTAAGTAGGAAGATTGAGGATAAATTAGCAGGTACAGGTAGATGGCACGTAATAAAAAATAGATTTGGACCAGATGGGATGACTCTACCATCAAAAGCTAATATGAGTAATGGTAGAATCAACATATATTCGGATGATTCCATTGATGGTAAAAAAACTCAAAGTGATATGAACAAAGGGGAGAGTTTAGTAAGAAAGAATTTGTTACAAAAATATAATGAGATGAAGGGGGATATTGATTTTTAATCCATATATATTATAACCCACAACAACTAAATAACACAAAAAAATTAAAAAGATATGAAACAATTATTCACAGAACGAATTCCATTTAAACCATTTGAGTACCCACAATATTATACCGAAGGTTGGTTAAAACAAGCTCAAGCATTTTGGTTACATACAGAAATACCAATGCAGGGTGATTTAAAAGATTGGAATGAGAATCTTGATGAATCTGAAAAACATTTAGTTGGAAATATTCTTTTAGGATTTGCACAAACAGAATGTGCAGTATCCGATTATTGGACTACGATGGTTACTAAGTGGTTTCCTAAACATGAAATTAAACAAATGGCTATGATGTTCGGTTCGCAAGAAACAATTCATGCAACTGCATATTCATACCTAAACGAATCTTTGGGATTAGAAGATTTCGAAGCTTTCCTACACGAACCTGCAATTGCACAAAAATTTGATTTTCTAACATCTACTACTGCTGAATGGACACATACGGATTTACAAACAAATCCTATAGCACGAAAAGAAGTAGCTAGGTCATTAGCAATATTCTCAGCATTTGCAGAAGGTGTATCTCTATATAGTAGTTTTGCGGTTCTATATTCTTTTCAGATGAGAAATCTTCTGAAGGGAATAGGACAGCAAATGAAATGGAGTGTAAGAGATGAATCTCTACATTCTAAAATGGGATGTGAATTATTCAGAGAAATGTGTAATGAATATCCAGAACTTCATAGTGAAGTTCAAGATGATGTACATCAGGCCGCGAAGTTAATGGTAGAAATGGAACATAAGTTCATTGATATGATATTTGAGCAGGGTGATTTAGAAAATCTAAAATCAGATAATCTAAAAGAATTTATCTCTAAAAGAGGTAATGAGAAACTAAAAGAGTTAGGTTACAAACCTACATTTGAATATGATGAAGAAAAAGCATCTAATTTAGATTGGTTCTATCATTTAACTGGTGGAACAACACATACAGATTTCTTCGCAGTAAGACCTACTGATTATAGTAAGGCAAACGAAGGTGAAGATTTCAACGATATTTGGTAAAATAATAATAAAAAAATAAGTTATGAAGAATTTTGATGAATTGATTACAAACGTAATCGGATGGGCAGATGATAAAGGTATCTTAGTAGAAGATAACGCCCCCAAACAGATGTTAAAGGTTGTGGAAGAAGTGGGTGAAACTGCAGGAGCTCTCCTTAAAGATGATAGAACGGAATTAATCGATGGTATTGGTGATTCTTTTGTTACATTAATCATCTTATCAATGCAGTTAGGACTACACCCATCAGAGTGTTTAGAAGCTGCTTGGAATGAAATTAAAGATAGAAAAGGGAAAACACAAAATGGAGTGTTTATAAAAGAATGAAAAACTACGGAGCTGAATTAGATTGGGAAATAGACGTAGATTTTCCATCTTGGGCAAACACAGAAATTTACGTTAAAACGATTTCCAAAGGATACTTACTAAGTGGTGAAAAACCAAAAGATGCTTATTGGAGAGTAGCAACAACTGCTGCACGAAGATTAGATAAACCTCAAATGGCAACAAAGTTCTTCGATTATATATGGAAGGGTTGGTTGAATCTCGCAACACCAGTATTATCAAATACAGGTACAGATAGAGGATTACCAATTAGTTGTTTTGGAATCGATGTAGCTGATTCAATTCAGGATATCGGTACTAAGAACTTAGAGATGATGTTACTCGCTAAACATGGTGGTGGAGTAGGTGTTGGTATTAATATGATTAGACCAGCTGGAGCTAATATTACACAAAATGGAACATCCGATGGTGTTGTACCATTCTGTAAAATATATGATTCTACTATTCTTGCAACCAATCAAGGAAGTGTAAGAAGAGGAGCTGCATCAGTTAACCTCAACATCGAACATGATGATTTTGATGAATGGATTGAAATTAGAGAACCTAAAGGTGATGTAAACAGACAATGTTTGAATTTACATCAATGTGTGGTTGTTGGTGATAAATTTATGAGAAGGTTAGATGAAGGTGATAACGAAGCTCGTAGAAGATGGGGTAAAGTACTTCAAAAGAGAAAAGCTACTGGTGAACCATATGTAATGTATAAGGGTAATGTTAATAAACAGAATCCTGAACAATACAAAAATAATGGATTGAAAGTTCATATGACTAACATATGTTCTGAGATTACTTTACATACAGATGAGAATCATTCATTCGTATGTTGTTTATCTTCATTGAATCTATCAAAATATGATGAGTGGAAACATACAGATTTAGTTTATACGGCAACTTGGTTCTTAGATGGTATTCTATCAGAGTTCTTACAAAGAGCTAAGAATATGAGAGGATTCGAAAACGCAGTACGTTCAGCTGAAAAAGGAAGAGCATTAGGATTGGGTGTATTAGGATGGCATACATATCTACAACAAAAAGGTATTCCATTTGATTCACTTCCAGCTCAGTTTGAAACTAGAAAGATATTCTCTCAACTAAAAATTGAATCTGAAAGAGCAAGTAGAGATATGGGTAGTGAAATGGGCGAACCTTTATGGTGTAGA